GTTCAACAAGAACCTAAAGAAGAAAAAATATTAGGTAAATTTGATACACAAGAAGACTTAATTAAGTCGTATCAAGAATTAGAGAAAAAAATAAGTCAACCTAAAACTGAGCCTAAAGAAGATAAAGGTTTAGAAATTGATGCTAAAGCTGAAGAAGCTGTAGCTCAAGCAGGTTTAGATATGACAGCTTTACAAAATGAGTACGATACTAATGGCGAGTTATCAAAAGAAAGTATTGATAAATTAAATAAAGTTGGAATAGATAAAACTATTATTGACTCTTATATTGACGGTCAACAAGCGTTAGCAACTAATATTGAAACAGATATTAAAAATACTGTTGGTGGTCATGACGAATACAAAAGTATGATTGAGTGGGCAAAAGATAATTTAAGCCCAGAAGAAGTTAGTGCATACAATAATACAGTTAACAGTAGAGATTTACCATCAGTTAAATTAGCTGTGACTGGATTAAAAGCTCGTATGTCAGCAACACAAGAACCTAATTTAGTAAAAGGTAAAGCGTCTACAAGTGTAGATACTTTTGAATCTTGGGCTCAAGTAACAGATGCTATGAAAGACCCTAGATATACTAAAGACCCTGCTTATCAAGCAGAAATACAAAGTAAACTTAGAAACAGTAACTTATAGGAGTTAATATGTACGGTAAAAAATCTAAAGGTAAAAAGACTTTAACTAAAAAACAGAAAACACTTCCTGCATTTTTAAAAAAGAAAATTAAAAAAGCTAAAAGGAAATAATAATGCCAGCAAAAAAACGAGGACTCTACGCTAATATAAATCGTAGAAAAAGACTTGGTATATCAAGACCAAAATCTAAAAGTACCATATCAAAGAAAGCTTACTCAAATATGAAAAAAGGCTTTCCTAAAAAGAAGAAAAAATAATGGTAGCAAAAAGGTATCAAAGCCCATCTGGTGGGCTTAATGCCAGAGGCAGAAAAAAATTTGGAGTTAAAGCTCCTGTAAGAAAAGGTACAAATTCTAGACGTGTTTCATTTGCAGCACGATTTTCTGGAATGAAAGGACCAATGAAGAAAAATGGTAAGCCTACAAGAAAAGCTTTAGCTTTAAAAAAATGGGGATTTGGCAGCGTAGCAGCAGCTAGAAAATTTGCTAGTCGTCATAAAAAATCATAGTTGTGCAACCTACTTAGGTGGCAACTGAGTAAACATACAAGACAATAAAACTTGACCGCCTGCGGGCGACAATCCTGAAAATAAAACTAATGATGTTTCTCTTTAATTAATAACAATCATAATAACAATAGGAGTATATTATGGCAAATGCAGCACCTGCTAGTATTGGACGAGTCAATGCTGGTGGATCAGAAGATGCGTTATTTCTTAAAGTCTTTTCGGGAGAAGTTTTAAC